GCCATTGGTTTAATGTTGGCCGAAGCCGTGATGTAGGTGTAATTTGCCATGTTTTACCTCAAGCAAGATATTTCAGTTTGTACAGCGTTGACATATACAGCCCTTCAATTTCGTCGATGATGTTGTGGATCGCAGTGCAATCCTTATCGACGACCTTGTAGCGCACAGCATGAATTTCTTCCAGCTGATCTTCCAAAAACTCCACCACGTTGGTAGTCTTTTTGGCTGAATGCAGCGAGATCGGGCCAATCAGACCGTACTTACCCTGATAGGCTTCAGCAAACGTGTCGGCCAGATCAATCACGCCGTCGTAAAACTTTTGCAGCGCCTTGTGTTTTGCATAGCTGCGGGTGTTCAGATGCACCGAATGGGTGACATCCCGCGCCAAAAACAGCATTCCTACGAAATCTGCGCACTTCATAATTGCGGCTCCTGCGGCGGCATATTCATCATTTCGGGCGGCATTTCAGCCGATTGCGGTGGAATCATACCCATTTCTGGCGGCATTTGTTGCATTTCCGGTGGCATTCCACCCATTTCGCCGCCCATCGGTGGTTGGCCGCCCATTGGCATCTCGCCTGGCAACTCCAGACCGCCGCCTTCCATGACCAAGTCGCCGGCGGTCATGACGTCGCGCAGTGTCTGCATGACGACCTCTTGCACCTGCTCGGGGTTCATGCCGGCAGCCACAGCGGACAGGCGTTGCGTCTCGGCTTGGTACGCCTTGATCTCGGCCTCGAAATTCTTGCGCTCCAAGTCCTGCACTTCGATCGACTTGTCGACGTTTTGCAGCATCTGATGCAGCTGATCCAGCTCTTGGGCCATCGCTTCCATCTGCTGCTTGGCCTGCTGCATCTCGGGCGACTCGTCGCTGTCTTGCATGATCTTTGGATCGATGATCTTGGCAAAGCGAGCCGCCATCTCCTGCGCGCCTGGCCAATCCATGTTCTTGATGAACAGGTCGCCGGCGACTTGCCAGAGCTGCGGGTTGGATTGCAGGATCATGCCCATCGCGTCCAGTGCTTCCTGACGCTTGGTCAGGTAGGACGGGCCGGTGGTGACCACCACGTCGTACTTACCGACGTTGGGGTTGTATATCTTGTCGATGACGATGTCAGGATTGTTTGCATCCCGAATCTCACGCACAGGTTCTGGCTGCATGGGGTTCAGCTTAACCATGTCGGTTTCGCCGTCCACACCGATGATGCGAGCCACACGCTGGGTGTCGTAAATCTTAGGGATCAGGTCAACTAGCTGGCGCGTTACGTGCCTAACAGCGCGTGCCAGATTGTCCACGTAATGATAAGTGCCAGTGTCAGACTGACGCTCGCGCGCCATAATTGCCTTGCCCGAACGCTCATTGGATGTCGCTCCCAAGCTGGTGTCGTACTGACCGGTAGTGGACTTGATGTCGTCTGACGCGCCCATCTTGGCCTGAATCAGACCTGTCTGCGGTAGCGGCGGTGCAGCACGCTGTGGCAGCGGCAGCACAGCACCGGAGCCGTCTGTCACGTCTGGATTGACCTCCAAGTACGGCCAATTCTGCGTGTTGGCCGTCTTCCACTGCATCTCGTAGCCTTCAAACTGGCCACCGTAACCAATGAACGGCGCTTTGGGCGCCAAGGCCAGCATCTCGGCTTCTTGGCTCGTCCAGTAGTTGTACATACGCTGGGCGTCCTTGGCGTTACGCACCAGACCCGACACATACAGCTTACCGTCAACCTCAAACTCGTTACCAATGACGCGAATGATGGGGATAAACCTGCCTGCCCACTCCTGCTCTTCCAACATCTCGTAGCCGTTGGTCTTGCACCACTTGACGCGTTTGGCGTTGACCTCACGGGTGCGGATCGGCTTGATGCCCATCTGCTTCATCTGCTTGGCCTCTGGCGAACCCTCAAAAGCCGTCACGTTGCCGGGGTACAGGTGCAGCGTAGCCTTGTCGTACTCGATGTAGTAATACTCAGCAATCCTCACGGTGTCCTGGTTGATCCACACCGAGATCGACTGGTCGCCCACACCTTGCGCTTGCAAGGTCGAGATAGGGCTGGCATCAGGAAACATGCGCTCGTAGTCCGCACGCTGCAGGTCTTCGGTGACGAAGCACCATTTGGCGTCTGCGCCGCATGGGTCTTGGATCGTCGGATCCATGTAGACGGAGAACGAGTTGCGGATGCGCGCAATCTTGATGTCTTGATCGAACGTGTCGTCGTCGCAGTATTCGGTCAGGATTCGGATGTAGCCTTCGCCGTAGCTAACCTGGTTCTCGCAGGCGGTGTCGTAGGCAACGTCGGCATCCGAGATGTACTCGATGTGCCTGACCATGCCGTTGTAGATTTCGGCGACTTCTGGGTCGGCGTTGTCGTCAGCGGGTATAACTTTGCCGCTCGGACGGTTTTGTCTTTGGTCATTGGTGACCTGTCTTACGTGTTGCGGCAGTTTGTTGATGGTCAACGTTGGGCGTGCATTGATCGTCTGACCTTGCACCGCACCACGGGTTGACAGCACGTCAGCTGGCCACTGCCAGTGGTTGTCGGGCGAGCCTGCGTAGAATCGGAGGTCGTCCAGCTCGTCTTCCCGGCTTTCAGACAGCGCCGAAATAGCCATTTGCAGGCGTTTTCGCATGGTCGACAGCACATCTTGCTTGTCTGTGCTGATGTCGTCGGGCGGCGGATTACCGCCAATATCGGCGACTTTTGCTGCCTTATTTATGCCGGTATAGTCCATTTATTTCATTTTCGGTTTCGGGCGCGCTTGATAATCGCGCAAATCCTGCTCCATGATACCGTGCAGGCGTTGTTCAGCGGCCAATGCTTCATCAACTGTTGGATAAACTGGAAACTTGATGCCCGATTTTATGGCAAAACGCATGGCTTGCGGAATATCTCGCACTTGACCGTGCCAGTAGGTCGGCAAAATCATGTGCCCGCCGTCAGCGCCCACTACCGACCCTTTGAACGTCGTCACCGACCCATCAGGGTTGCGAAGCCCCTTGTTTTGGTAGAGGTTCGACCTGTGATAGTCGATGACCGCTTGTTCGTCGGGCGAGAGTTCCATTTATTTCATCTTTTTTGCGGGTTTTGACGCTGCGCGCTTGGTTGCGTACGCGATGGCCACGGCCTGTTTGACCGGTTTGCCCGATTTTACCTCGGCTTTGACGTTTTCTCGGAACGCTTTTTCCGATTTCGACTTAACCAGTGGCATGTTACTTCCCCTTTTTAGCCGTTTTAGCCGACTGCTTAAAATCTTTGGCCGTTGGTGCGCCGGGGGCGCCGGGTTTGCGCATCTTTTCGCCGCTTCCGGCCTTAATGCGCGCTTGTTTTGCGTGAATGTTTGCGTACAGTCCTGGTTTAGTCGCCATTTTTAACACTTCCATCGTTTGAGCGCCGCTTTGGCGCGTTCACCGTCTTTCGCGTTCGCTGCAACGGCACCCATTCTGGCGCAGAACGACTTCTTTCTGCCTTCATCCGCTTTCGTCTTCGGGTGCGGTGCCGGCGCCTTCAAGTTCGAGCCCGTCTCGCGGTTGTACTTCTCCCGCCCCTTGGCTGTTAGACCCGCGCCCTTGCTGACCGGCAGCTTCTCGCCCCGTCCGACGCTCAGTGACACGCCTTTCTTAGCCATCACGCCCCCATCCACCCCGTTGCAGCGACGGGTCGCTGCGTGTAGCCATCATTGCGCCGTGAGGCGCGCTCAAAACTCGACTCTCGGCTCGCCATCGGGAACGCGAACGTCACCGCTAGGGCGTCGGCTGCGTCCGGTGACGCGAGGCCTCTCGACTTCATTTCTTTCTTGCCTTCCAAGTAGATCGTACCCGACGAGTCGGGCTTCTTCATGGGGCCAGTCAGGTCGGCTTTGAGCTGCCTGTCGTTAGGGATGCTGGCCGTTCGTAGCCAGTCCTTCATCGCACCCCACATCTCGGCTCGCTTGTTGCCGTACATGACCGGCTTGGAGGACTTCCAACCGAAGTTCACTCCCCGCACCTTGTAGCGCTGTTCTTTAAGTCTGTCAAGTATCCCGTAGCCCAGACCGCCTTCGTCGATCACGGTCAGTGCTGGCCGGTACTCCTCGATCGCATCAATCACCCGACCGACTGTCGTCATGGTGTCCTCGCCGTGGTACCGCTTGATTGCAATCAGATCCCGTCCTTGTCGGACGACGATGACGGTCGCATCCGCACCGCCTCGAGCTGGGTCAACGCCGATAACAATTGGCGCCGTCTCATCCTTGTATTTTGGCCGATTGGCGGCGTCGTCGAAAGCACTCGCACCAATAAACTGATCTTCGCCAGCTGATGGAAACTCTCCGTAGACCTCAACCCTAGCCTGCGGCGAATCCTCGCCATACTCCGCAATGATCTGCTCATATATCTGCTTGTCCGTGTCCTCGACTGTGCGCGAGTCGATGTTCTCTGTTTGCCAGAAGTTACGCTTGGCGTGAAAGCACTCGTAGAAGTAGCCTTGATTACGCCGTGGGTTACTGAAGGCAAACCAGTACCTATCCAGTATGGGTTCCGTGAAGAAGCCCGCACCGACCGACCAGATGGCGTCGGGAATACCTGATGCCTCGTCGAAGATCAGCATCATGCCGTCGTGGTTGTGGACACCGGCGTAGCTGTCGGGGTTCTCTTCCGACCACAGCTTGCCCTCGGCTGCCCAGTAACGCGTACCTTTCTTCAAGTCGCGCTCGACCAGCTCGGTCAGCCACTTGGCTGGGGTCAACTTCGTTGCGCTGATCTCCCACCAGTGGTTGTTGATGACCATCGCCTGCCACTTAGTCAGCTCGCCCCATGTGACGGAGCGCAGCTGCGCTTCACTGTTGGCTGACACGATCACGCTTGATCCGATGCGGGTGGTCAGCATCCACAAGACGAGCCATGACACTAGCGCGGACTTGCCAATCCCTCGGCCAGACGCGATTGCTTGGCGCAGGGCGTCCATGTCCATCTGACCCCGGTTGTTTCGGATGTGGGTGGCAATGGTGCGCAGTATCTTGCGCTGCCAGGTGCGCGGGCCTTTGAACTTGGCCAGCGGTGTGTTGGGCTGCCCCCACGGGAAGGCGAACAGCACGAATGCCTCGGGGTCGTCAGCGATAGTCGGCGCCCAAAGGCGCGACATCAGGAGCTGCTCGCCCTCGGCGTCATAGATCGGCTGTTGCGCCATTATTTGCCTAAGTTAATTTTTACGTTACGCCCATACCCAGGAGGAATTTTTTCGCCTGCGTAATCGCGGATAAGCGAATACGGCCCAAGCGCGCCGTATTCCCCTGTGCGTGCCTCTTGCGTAGCGCCTTCAGGATAAATGGGGTTAAAGTCGTAAGTATCGACAACTTGCAGCGCGCCGTTTGGCATGCGCGCGTATTTAAACCGACCTAAAGTAGTCTGTATATTGCCTAGCGGGTCACCCATAGAAAAAATTGATGGGGTGTACAAAATAGACCTTTTTCCTTGGTCGCGTAAAAGATCTCTTAATTTAAAATAATCTTTATATTGAATATCGCCTGCATCGTTGCCTTTTAATTCAATAAGTTTGCGCAGCATATTTAATTCATCGGGCGAAAAATTTTTCTCGGTTATTGGCGTGCGGTTGCCTTGCACCGTCTCTAATAACGTGCGCCCTGAAGTAGGAAACCAATTCGGGTTCAGTTTTTGAGCCACCCAATCTGTTAGGTGGTTTATCCCTGTAACTTCAGGCGCATTAGGCGCGAGCGCGTTCTTTGGCTGGGGCATTTTCCAGATACTCCGGTTTCTGTTCGGTAATCAGCCCATCGATGACGCGTTCCTGCGCCTGCTGCAGCGCCTGCGTGATGCTGATCTTGTTCGTGATGTCCACACTGATCTCCTGACGTGCCGTCCAGCCGTGGACGTGCTGCAGGATAGCGAGCGCTGCTTTGCTGTCGCCAGACCGGGCAGCTTCCCGCAGGTGTGAGGAGGCCTCGATCTCGGAGTCAGCGCGGCCCTTCATCGCAGCCATGTCCGCAGCAGGGTCTAGTTCGCACAGCTGCCTGAACTCGGTGGGCAGCATGCCAGCGGCCAAGGCAAGCGAGTCGCCTTTCAGTCCAAGCGCGGCAGCGTCATAGATCGCCTGGAGGCGTGACTCAGTCGCTTCCACTTTACGCGGGGTGAATGGGATTGATTTGAACATGGCTGAATATTAGCGCATTTGTGGGTCATGTTGGCTACCCACAAATAGTCGCTTTAAAAAAATAAAAAAAAATTGTTTGCGGAACCTCCGTTTTCGAGACCGGCCAGCCGCCGGCCCCCCCACCCCCCAGGTTAGTGAGCACTCACTTACGAGTTGCCAGGCTGACAAGTTAGTAAGCACTTACTTACCAGGTTAGTGGGCACTCACTTCTGATGTTAGTGAGCACTTACTTCGCAGCCAGGTTAGTGAGCACTCACTTTTTGGCGAGCGGGTTAGTGGTCACTAACATGTGGCGCGGGGCCTTTTTGCTAGGGCCCTTTTCTGTTGCCCTTTTGTACACAAATCTGTGGATAACTTTTTTGTTGTCATTTTGAGATGTGGGTCATGTGGGTCATGTTGCCACCGGTTTAAAATCGCTGCGCTGCGCGTGCATACGCGCACATTCTAGACACTATTAGCATTATGATAACACTTTATAAATAAAAATTAACCTTAAAAAACTAATGAAACATGACCCACAAATAGCTAAAAGCCGCTACCAGACTGCCATTTGCCGTGGGTCACAAGGCACGTTTTTTGGCGGACACAAAAAGCCAAAATTGGCGACAAATTGGCACGCAAAATAAATGCAAAACAATCCTTGACATTGCAAAACAATCTGCTACAATGGTTTTCAGCAACAGAATGATTTACAGTTTAACTGATTAAATTTTAAGCAAACGGAGAAAAACATGTACGCACACATTTACAGAGCCCCAAAGAAAACCTGGAAACTGATTATTTCCCGCAGCGCTGAAATTACCGCCGAATTTGTAGTGATTGAATACCAGGTAGCAAGCAAAACCGAAGCAAAGAAAATCGCCAAAGAATACGGCGCCAAAGCCTGGAATTACCTGTAAACCCAAAGGCCGGCGAAAGCCGGCCATTACTGGAGAAAAGAAAATGGAAAAACCAACTATTGCCGAAATATGCGCCGCGATTCTAGGGTTCGCCGCGCTTGCCGTTTTTGTCTTTATGCTACTTGCATTCTAATTAACTGAAGGGAACCGGCCATGCAAAACCCATTTAAATTACAGTTAAAACGTGAAGGCCTGGTATATCGGCCGATTTTGGGCGAATCATCCGCGAAGACAATCAAAGGCCAGAAAATCGGCTACTTGACGGCAATCTGCTATCTCGTACCGGATGAAAAGCTTTGCCCATTTGCGATCATGGCCGGCTGTTTTGACGGTTGTTTAAAATCGGCCGGCCGCGGCGCGTTTAATGCCGTGCAAGCCGCTAGAGCGGCCAAAACCGCGTTTTTCCGTGAGAATCAACGCGCGTTTATGCTTTCAATGGCCGCTGACGTATGGTCGCACGCACGCCGTGCCGAAAAGCTTGGCCTGATTCCACTGGTACGGCCGAACGGCACGTCCGACATCCCGTTCGAGAATATCTTGATCGACGGCAAAACAATTTTTCAGATGTTCGCCGATGTTCAATGGTACGACTACACAAAGCACCCTAGTCGCAATTTAACCGGCAAAACGGCCGGTAACTATGACTTGACGTATTCATTCAGCGCTATCACGCCAAAGCCGATTTCAATCAAGGGATTGATCAATCCGGCCAATAAACGCACGGCCGTAGTGTTTCAAAAACAGGCCGATATACCGGCCGAATTTCGCGGCTGGCCGGTCGTTGACGGCGACGACACGGACGTGCGCCACATTGAGCCGGCCGGTGTAGTGGTGGCTTTGTATGCCAAAGGCAAAGCAAAACGCGACACCGGCGGCTTCGTTCAAATTAAGGGAAGGGATTATTAATGCGCACCATAACCGCAAAATATATTGGCACGTGCGCGTCGACAGGCGCGCGCATATTGCCAGGCGACACTATCCAATGGTCCAAAGGCCGCACGGTGCTACTGGACCGGCGCGCGGCCCAGGTCGACGCGATAACACTATTCAGCGAGCGCGGCCCGAATACCTACTATCAGAATGCACGCGGCCGGTGTATCGATGCGCCCTGCTGCGGATGTTGCACACTATGAGCCGCTATCGGCTTCAGTACGGCCGCTTAGACTGCTTTGGCGCGGTTATACAGTGGCTTGACTATCCGCCGGCCAGTGGCCGGTATATCACGCGGCGCGTGCCACTATCAGCGCGCGCCGTGCCTACAATCGAGACTCATGGGAGGGCTTTATGGTGACACTTTTTAAAATCGGCGATCGCGTGCAATATGCGCGCCAGTGGCTACGCTCTACCGGCCAATTGGCCGGCGATATACCGCACGCGACAGGCCGCATTATCAGTTTATCGCCAGTGTCTAATGGCCTGGACATTGCCACAATCGAATGGAACACCGCCGGGCTATCGGCCAAAGTATTGACATCTAACCTTGTAAGGGAAGACCGTAAACAATTTGAGAGGGTTTAATCATGCAAACAATAAAAATCGACGGCACGACCTACAAGGTGAAATTCGACCGTGACCCGCTTGAGCTTGCCAAAGCGGCGCGCAAACCATACAAGCAAAAAAAGCCGAAAGATATCCGGAAATTTCCCGTGCGATCGGACTTGAGCACGGCTGAATACGTGCGCCAGTATGACAAGCTCAATTTCCTGCAGCCGGTCAAATACTGGCCCGAATTGAACTGGATAGGAACCGCACGGTATGACTCGACGATTCCACTACTTGAAGAGGTGTCAGAATGAAAACACATACTGACACCAGCGGCCTGCAGTGGCCGCAAAACCTGTGGCCGTACACTTACCAGCACGGCGATACAGAACTGCTTTGCTTTGTCGACTGGGAACCTGCAGACCGGTCTACCGGCTACGCCGGCGCCGCCTGGCTTATTCATGCCTTTGCCGGCGGTGTGGACGTGGTCGATCTGCTCAAAGACCATATCATCCGCGATATAGAGCAGGAGGCCGCGTGTTCGCTCTCATTGGATTGATACTTGCGGCCTTGCTGGCTGTCGTGTTAGGTTTATAGCGCGCGCACTCTCCACGCGCCGGCCATTGTGGCCGATCTTCGGTTGCCCGTCAGGCCAAAACCTGACGGGCTTTTTTATCACTTAACCAGGCGAACGGCTGACGGCGCCGGTGTTTCCTCGACCATGCGCCGGAGTTCCGACTTCGTGGCCGACTTGGCCAGCTCTGGCGCGCAGATAATGTGCTTGCGGGCATCGAAATCGCGCGATCGCAGCCGCCCCATGTCGACCCAGCCAGCCTCTTTCAGCGCATGCAAGAGTGCCTGCTGAACGACTCGCGTGCCCATCGGTGCGCCGCCCTGCAATCGATCGCAGAGGGTATAGAACGGCGCGGCCACTACGCCCGCTGAAAACTCGCCTAGGCGGCGCTCGATCATCTCGACTAGGTACGATTCAGCCGTTGACCTGCCCTGCTCGACCATGATGATTTTCGCTTCGGTCAGTGGCGGGGTTGCGCTCGGGTTAAACCGTGACACGTCACGCTGATACAGCCAGCCGGCGGCCACAGCCAGCCCGCCAGCCTTGTACCAATCCCAGATCGCGCGCGATTCAGGCTCGGTCATCCTCGGCGCTTCGGAATACGTCACGAACCATCGGCGGTCATCCCCCGATAGCGAAATCGGCACACGCTCATTGGAAAACGCCAGAACGAAGATGCGGTTCAATGCCTGATAGGGGTGCAGCCCCTTGCGGTTGACCTGCAAGAAGTCCGGCGGCGCGGCGATGACGGGTTTTAAATGGTTTTCTAGCGCGCGGCGGTCTTTGGCCTCGCTCTGGCGTAATTCTTCGAAAACCATCACTTCCGACTCATAAGCGTAACCCCACTGGGATTGTATTTCCTCGTTACGCACAATCGATACGTTTGAAAGCGCTTCCCCACCGATGCCCCAGAGAAACGGCTGCCACATCGTGTCTTTACCGGAGCCTGGGTGCCCAATGTGCAGCACAGCGTGATTGATCTTGCGGTTCGGGTGCTGGAGCTTATGCGCCATGACGTCCAGCACATGCTCACGCTCAACAGAATCGGGAATCATGCGCGCCACATGGTCAAGCCACGGCTGCGGATTGCCAGGCTTAACCGCTGGCCGGTGATTGATCCA